TGCTTCGTTATGGTCCATTGTTAACCTCGCCTCCTTTGGAGTTTATAATATGTTATTTAGTATCTGATCTTAATTGGCTCAAATACTCATGGTCTTGATGTATTATCACAGGGACAGGTGCACTCGATCCTCCGTGTCGTGGATGACTCCACAAGAATTCATCATCTGCATACTGTGCGTTCAATCGCTCAGTTATGGTCTGTAATCTTCTCGAGCTTGCATGTGGATGCAGATACACTCTGGCCTGCATAGAGTCTAGCGGAACAGGATCTCCGCTCCATCTACTAACAGAGATCCTGTGTGTTTGCCAAGCACTCCAGCTCCATGGACAGTGTGTTCTTATCTTGTAAAAATAGTCACGCCAAAGCTGATTAGCCTCTGCGTCCACCTTTTCCTTTTTTCTTCTTCATCTTAGGCATCTTCTGTTGCTCCTGGTAAATTCAATAGTTGTTCTTTTGCACGCACAATATCTGCTTGAGTGACTTCTGGATGTAGATCAAGTATCGCTTGATCCGTATAGCCTTCCATAATCATCTGCTGAATGTGTGGTGTCTTTTCTGCATCCTCCAGTGTTGGATGTTCCATGATAGCATCAACATCTTGTGGATCTTCACCAAGCAGTTCCAATAGTTCTCTGTCAATGATTTGATGTGTGTTAGGATCTACTGCAATTGACTTTGCCTTAACCAATTGATCCATTGCACCAATATTGTCTCTGATGTTGAATGAACCTGGATAGTCAATGTCTGGCTTGCCTTCGAGGTCTTGATACTGAGCATACAGTTTCCAAAGATGTTCTTCAGCAAGTTCTAGGTTTGAACTCTTCTCTGCCAGTCTACTGTTGAGCAATTGGAATTCTGTTTCCATTGCCACTCCTGACAGTGTTCTTGATTCAGTAGCTCTAACTCCACCAGTGTTTGCCATCTTGTCTATTGACTCTGTGATGCCTGCGATGTTTGAAAGTATATTCTGAATGTTGGCACCATCAAAGTCCAACACATATGGTTTCAATCCTGGGTCAAGGTTTTCTGGCATGTGGATAAATGATCCAGCACCAATACCTGCTTGAGTGTCTGGTGTCAATACCAAACTAGGATGTGAATCCAATCTCACTGATTGTTCTATTTCACTGTTGCAATTGTATATTGATCTTTGTGCATCAGCAATGTCTGCTATGTCACTAACGCCAATGCCTTTGAACATGCTTCTTCTGTTGTAGGCTAACACGGCAGGTATCATACCCAATCCGTTTTCTTCAACAGTGTCTTCCACAACAGACTCTTCCACGCCTGCATCATCAATGTTCACTGTGGTTGTTCTAACATATTCAGGTGTCCATATCTTAACAGTTTTTTGATTGCCATTGATCTCTTCAATGTATTTCAAATATGAAAGACTGTATCTGCCATTGATGCCTCTTGAGTATCTCCAATCTAAACATACCAATGGTGTGATTAGGTTGAGGTAGGGTCTAACATCTGCGGCTACTTCATCAGCAACTGTCACTGCTCCAATGCTGGGCTTGGTCATTATGATCCAACAGTGTCCGAACACACTACTCCAGGTTGATACATCCTTCATGAATGCATCTAGGCTTCTGTCATCATAGTCGCAGTCCTGTAGGAAACTGTTCACATCTTCGCGTTCGCCCCACACTGCAAAGTCTCGTCTGGGTGCTTCACGGAACAAGAAACTGTTGTAAACACTTACCACTGATTGACAATGATTGTCAAGGTAGGTGCTTCTCAGTCTTGCTTGATATTCAGCACCAGTTTCAGTTTGGTAACGAGTTAGATGATTGCCTTCTCTGTAGGCATTGCCTCCAAGGTATGATTCCAATAGGTATTGCCATTGGTCCTTGTAGTCTATATATAATTGATTAGAGCTGAGCACACTATCAGTTTGGTTCTCTATCTCTTGTACGATTGTTGTCATGTTGGGTTTCCTATTTTATGCCCCCAGCGTTGAGGAGGTGGTATTGGTGTGTCGCTCTTTACTGGCCAAATGTAATGTACACAATATCTCAAAGCATCACTCATATGATCTGTGCCACTCTCCTTGTCCGGCTGATTGGTGCCAGGGCGGTAACTGTGGCGTTCCAAACTCTCTATGGTGTATTTACACTTGTTGTCAATCAGCAAGTATAGTTGTTTATTGGCAGTTCTAAGTCGACTGTTCACACTGTTAATTGAATCTCTTACACTATCATGTGAGTTGGGACACTTCACTGTGAAGCCTGCGTTCTGAAGTATTGATAGATCAGTTCTGCCACCAGCTGATGTTTTGCGTTGGCGTGATGCAGGATCAGGATAGATCCATATTCTGTTTGACTGTAGGTACCGGTATCTTGTTTTGATTTCATTAACCATCTCATCTGTGTTTGATCCAAACATTCTTATTTCATCTATGATGTGTAAGGTGTTGACATCTGTTCTCACGCCCACAGTGGCACTCATGGGATTGATGTTGAAGTCCATTCCTATAAACAGTTGTTCAGGTTGTTTGCCCTCATATGGTTTCACATTCTCGTCTGTGAAACTGTAGAACACTCTTGATCCAGCATCTTGGAATGTGGCAAGGAACTCCTGTTGGAACAGACGCTCATCCATTTCTGATTTGGCTGCTTCTACTTCTTCCTCAGGTACTCTGCCACCATCCAAGGTGGTGTACTGAAAGCTATGCCAGTTTGAGTTATCAAGATGCATGTCATAGATTGACTTTGACCAATTGTGAATACCTTTTGGTGTTCCAATGAACAGAGCCGAGCCTTGACGATCTGCCAGTGTTGGTCTGGTTGCAGTCCAGATGTCTGGATCCATATCTGCAAACTCATCATATACTATGAAGTCCACACTGTATCCTCGAGTGCGTTCATAAGCATCTGCACTCATGATCTGTATTTCACTACCGTTAACCAAAGTCAATTTCAATTCTGATTCATTGGTCTTGGTTATCCAGTTTAGGTCGTGCAATCGGTCTTTAAGTTCCTGCCACACAATGCCTTTGCCTTGTGCTCTGGTAGGAGCTATGAACCAGCACCTTGATTGGGGTATTCTTGCGAACCTAGCCAGCTCTCGCATGGCCAAATAGGTTTTGCCAAATCTTCTTCCGCATATGGCAACTCTGAATCTTTCATCTGCTGAGGCAATAGCCTGTTGTGGTTCACTGAGTGGCAAATTCTAATCGTTCCATGGTAGGGGTTCTGAATTGCTTGCGTCTGTGCCTGAATCAGTTTGTCCAAGTAGATTCTTACCTAGCCATATCAGCATAACTGCATTGCCAGTGTAGGCTACTTCCAATTGTTTACGCCTTAGACTCTGTTTCATTGATTCACGGCCTTTTACAAGTTGCGCCGTGAAATTGTATCTAAGTGTGTCATTTTTGATTCCAAACCAGTCGGCTATCTCATGATCCTTACAACCAATAGCGGCCAATTTAAATACTTCTTCTGGTGGCACAACTATTCGGTCTCTGCCTACCACTGGTCCTTCAACAGTCTTTGTGCCCATTTTCTTTTTTGTTGGGTCTGGACCAGGCTTGCTTTTTTTTGCGTCCGCAGTGTAGTTTGCTTGTGATTCTATTTGATCAGCCATCTTGATACTCCTATATGACTTCGCCTATCCTCTGTGATAGTATGTTACGGCTTTCGCTTTTTCCGTGTTTTAGGTTTTGGTTCGTCTTTGGGCAATACAAAGTACATCATCCAATCCACAAACTGTTCCCAGGTTTGTTTAATCCATTTCTTCATCAGGTATGGTACTCCCATCTTCTCGAAACGGTTCATCGTTGACTTCTGCTTTGGCTTTTGGTTTGATGCCGTTGGCTTGATCTCGTTGCCAACTCATTTCGCCTCTTGCAGTCAATCTCTCTATGACCTTTTGTCTTTCTAGTTCTCTTTTATTCATCTTTGTCTCCTGTGTATTACTTAGTTGTGCGGATTAGCCAGTCTAGATCTCGCATCAGTTGTTCTACTGGTGGCTTTTCTGGTCTGTGCCATATTTGGCAGTTCTTTGGGAACCATCCCATGTGGTAGCCACTTACTGCATAGTTCACTAGATTGTTCTCTAGATAGGGTTTTGAAACAAAGCCATGATTGTAGCTGAGTTGTCTCCAGTATTCTCTGGTTTGACAATTGATGTGTCCTACTCCGCCTTGTCCAGGGTGAGCCGCTGAAAATATCACAGTGCCTCCTGGCATTGTACTGTCCCACAGTCGTGCAACTATCTCTTCATTGTGTTCTTCAGCTATGTGTTCTGCAACTTCAATGCACATCACAACTGGTGATTCACTCTTAAACTCAAACAGGTCAGCAGTGATCACACATTCCGGTCTTAGCGGATATGGTTCCGTATCAATGCCTTGTGCACCTAAGCCAACATCTCTGCAGGCTTTTACATAACAACCAGTGCCAGCACCTATGTCCATCACTGGTCCACCTAGATGAAACTTGATCCACACTGCCAGTCTTTCGGCAAATGGATACTCTTCATGATCTATAAGTTCATAATCAAACTTTAGGTTGCTGTTTTCTGCCATCTGTTATCCCCCGGTGTTGATGGTTATTAGGTTATCTGTGGTTAAACTGTTCCAGCCTCGGCCTGTGTACACCTTGGAGATATTTTCAAACCATGATTCAAACTCAGGTGCCACTGCATCAAATAGATATTTACTGCCTCTTTTCACACAATCTGTACTTCTAATACGATGTGCGTTCTCTATAGCTGTTACATAGTCCTGCAGTGTGTGACATAGGTAGCCAGTTTCACCATGCACCTGTACTTCTGCAAATGCACCAAAGTGAGGAGCTATCACAGGTGTACCACTGAGCAATGCTTCTACTTGTACACCGCCAAATGGTTCCAAATATGAACTGGCAATGATCAAACATCTTGCATCTCGCATGAGTTGTCTTCGCAAGTCCTGATCTGCATAGCCCAGTTCTTCAACATGATCAGGTATGGTTTCATAGCCGAGATCCAAGAGACTGCCTTGTCCGGCTATCTTCAGCGTCATTCCTGCGGCTTTTGTGGCTTGTACTGCAACACTGATGCCTTTGAGTTCAGTGACTCTGCCCAAATACAAACACCAAGGTTGCTTTCGCTCTGAGTAGTCAAAGTCTCTTAGGTCAAAGTAGTTTGGTATAACTCTAGCATACCAATCCTGTCCACCTGCTCCATATGAAACATTTCTCACTGCATGTGATTCAAATGCTCTCCAACGAGCAAACTGTCCTGAGGTATATCCAATGCCAGGTTCAACTGGTATTACTCCTGATGATTCAACTCGCTCAGCTATGGCCTGATGTCCAATTCCCCAATTGCAAAGCAAGAAGTCTCCTGGCTCTGATCTCAACAGAACTTCTGGTATGGCATTCTGTACAAATGTTCGATTAGCATGATCACCTGTGTTATGAACAAATTGATGTCGTCTCCAATCATGTGAACCATAAGCAGTTTCCAAGTCACGATCTGTGGTAACTGTGATATGTTCTGTGCATTCTACTTCTGAACGCTCATGTCCATAGTGATATACAGCGTGTCCTCTGTTGTGCATCATTGATGCGAACTTTAACACCTTTTGTGTGTAGGCACAGGCAACATAGTCTGGGTGTGTAACAGTGTGTGGTATGGCTAGGTGATGAAATCTCATAGTTTTAATTCTCGTCCTTTTCTGGCATTTTCCTTTGAGTGTTGTCGTCTTGTTATCACTTGTATGTTGTGCAAGACCCAATCATCTGCATAGTCTATCCTGGTAAGGCAGTAGCATTCTTGTGTTCTGCCTCTCTGACGATATAGTTCGCCCCACAATGCACACCATGTTTCAAAACTGAGCAACCAAGTTTCTCCACGCCACTGTGCTTGATTTTTCTGTTGTCTATATCGTTTGTGTTTCTCGTGCAGTTCAGGGTCTGGACCTGTGCACCATGTGTGAGGTCTTGGACCTTTTTCACTGCCTATTCTACGGCCATTGCGAATCACACTCATGAGAATAACTCATCAAGTAAGTTGTGAGCAGGCATATCTGAGCTCAACACCATTTCAATTGAGTATTTGGTGCCTGCAAATCTAGCATTCCATCTGTTAACCATGCTTTCTGGTATGTCTTTGCCTGCAACCAATTGTTCCAGTGCATCCACTATCACATCATAGGTAGTGTAGTAGGTGCCGTCTCGTCGTTTATGTCGAGCTCCAATCGCCTGTTGCAATTCTTGATGTAGATCTTGATCCCAACTGCGAGCATAGATGAATTCAGCACACTGTTTGGTGTGTTCCAACAGTTTTTGTCTGTCTAATTTGTGTTGTTTGTAGTATCGAGTTGAGTATTTCACTCCAGGTCGAGGGTCCATTTCTCTTATTGATTGGTATCCAAATTTTGCCATTTTGATCTCCTTTGATATCTAGGTATTTATGTAGTTTATACAAAAAAGGTATTTTTGTCAATACCAAAAGAACAAAATAGAATGTCAATACGATATCGACTTAAACACAAGTGGTATTATCAGTGTTAGTGTTGAGATGTCTAAAGACATCTGTTTAATGAAAAAAATCAACTTCGTTGATTTGTTTTCCTTTAACTCGTCTTCTTCGTCTTGTTCAAAAGAGAAACACATGAATTTGAAAAGAGATATTGAAGTTGGTAAGTTGGCCACACGGAACCTACTCTAAGGTTCCGTGTTGTCCGATCTTGAAGTTTACATCGTCAGCCCGATAACGGAAATAGGTATTTGGTATTCACACACTCTGGGATCCAACTCTTCTCCCTACCTACAGTGTCACTGCTTGTGCAGTCCGTGCTCTCGTTCCTAGTTGCACGGTTTTTTGAGTGTATTGTGTTTTTGTATGATAGCATTCATACTCAAATTAAGCATTGCGTATCCTGTTTCTCACGCTCAAACTCCTTTAAACCGCATACAACCGCACGGGGGAGTGCTTTCTTTGTTTTGGGTGCATATTATCACATGCCCTTGTTCCCAGCAGAATTACAAACTGGCCTGCTAACCTTATGTGCTATTTTTTTTATTTGTTTTTGAAATTAAATGTGCCTACGAACAGCCACTACTGTTCTATGTTTGTATATAGTTGTGTTATGTTCTAGGGTTGTTTTTTTAACCTCGTGAGTATGCTTTCCATACTGTTTGGGCTTTGGAGAGCTCTCATGATTGATTCTGATTCAACAAATCGTGCAATATCATACCAATGTTCAATGGTAGCACTGTTCCACATATGTGTGATGCCATCCAAATAATCTTCCGTTGAGCGTCCTGGTTCGTACCATTTCGCAAAATAGGTTTTGGTTGCGGCTTCCATCAAGGTTGTGATGTGGATATTGGCCAAAATTTCTGCCAACTCATCTGGATGATCAAAATAATATTCAAGTGATTTCATTGTGCCTTTCCCTTTGCTACTGTTAGTTAGTATTGTACAAGCAAAACTGGTATTTTACAAGCTCTTTTGGGGTGTTTTGGTTAACCCTGCAAGCTCGCTAGATAACTCACAGGGTAAATCAACAACGAGTGATTCACGATTATATATCTCGGGTAGTTGACTAGCGAAACCGGTGGAGATCGTGACTTTTAATTTTTTAGGTAAAAAAACCCTGTCTGTTATGACCATTAGACAGGGTTTTTCCTAGGTTAAATCAAACTTTTGAGATTAGGCGGTTTCCTCTTGACGCATTGCTAAGATCTGATCCAACTTAGCGATTAAATCATTCATACCATCTAACCACCACAGTTTTTCTAAACTTTCGCCAAGTTCAAAGTGTGCTAGTTCTATATCACTGCCATCTTGCAAAATTGAGTCATCGCGGCTTAACCAAAGCACCACATAAGGTCCTGTAAGTGGCATTTCTACAATATCAAGACGGCGACCATTGTATTGTTCTTTTATTGTAAGGTTATGTTTTTCTGCCCAATTGCGGAACCAATCACTTACTTGATCGTCATTTGCACATAGATTCTTTAGATCTTTACGATCATTCTCTTTAGCGACAATGTCGTCTATCATTGTTTTAAGTGTTTCAGCACCATACCGGTTGATAAGATTTTGAATTTGTTTCATTTGGTTATGTCCCTTTGTTTTAACTATAACTTATAATAACACAGATTGTTCTTGTGTCAACCAAAGAAAAACCCCCTAGCAACAAAAGGGACTAAGTTGCTAGAGGGTTTATAGGTTAATACATTCTTGTGGAGAAGTGTATTAGTGTTGTTCTCAACTTCCGGTAGAACAACTATTTGTTATGAAAGCTCAAGAACTACTAAGAACTGAACTTGTATTCTACACAAAGTACATAGGATATTTACAAAATGGCACTGGATGTAAAAATTACTTTGTGTACAATACTATTTAGTATCTGTTTATTATATGGTAAATTATCCTAGTTGTCAAGTTTTTCGTAAGTAACATTATGGACAGAGAAAAATTTATAGAAAAGATAAAAGAAATAGCAGAATTTCATTTGGAAAATGGTTGTGTGCGGATTACCAAAGTGAATCACCCGCTCAAACAGTGTGGTTTTCCAGATTGCAACAAAACAATTTCAAGTGGAACCTCAGTTTCAATTGTCAAGCGATTTAGCCCAATAGACAAAGAGCCCTGGTGGCAATCAATTTGCTCTCGATGTTATGCTAGAACCAGACCGGATGGAAGTGTGCATCGACCTAAAAGAATTGTTCCACAATAAGAAAACCTGACACTGTAACCAGTATACCAATCAGCCAGTCCTTTGCACTGTTCCAACGATGATTTTCACTGTAGCGAATTTTTTGTAGATCATTGCGTATTTCGATCAACACTGTTTCTATTGAAGTGATTCTCTTGTCTAAGTCTTCAATGCGATCTGCCATTCTATCATAGCGTTCAGCACACAGATCAACATGTGCTTCTAGGTTGGTTCTTTCAAGATCTGTCATGCTCCTGGACCTTCTTGTGCCCACTGTGTGAAACAATTTTCTGCGTCTTCATCCAACACTGTGTTTGTATATTCATTACTGTCTTGATCCCACACACCAAGATAGTACATTGTTCTATTCGCGGCAACTGCATTGATTGCACTACTGTCACGAGATTGTGCATCTGTATCGCCCAAAGGACCATCACCAGTTGCTATGCTTGTGAAAAGTTCTAGATCAATATCTCGCCATTGATATCCACACTCTATACCAGTCTGAGTGCCAACTTTTAGTCTATGCCACATCTGCTATCCCCTTATCCTTGATCATTTGTGAATGTTGTTCCACCATTAGTGCCTTCCATGTGCAATAGTTGTCCGGTATATTCATCAACAGTGAATGCTGAACTTGGCAGTGTGTCTATATCTGCAGTGTCATCATATCTCCAACTATTACTCCAACAGACTTCATCAATGTAGATAGGACCAGCTCCGTTACCACCATCAGCAGTTCCAAGATTTACATTTGTACTTGCATTCAAACTGCTGAAGTTGAAAGTGTCTGCTGAACTGCCATTGTTTTGCTTGGTTTTCAATATGCCATCTACCCAAAATGCCATGTTGGAACTTTTTCTTTGCAACACCAAATAGTACCATTTTCCTGTTTGCCAGGTTGCGTCGCCTGATGTTCCTGTGGATATATCCCAATAGTCTAAATCAGCAAATCCTCTGGCGAAACAGTTTAGGTATTTGGCACTAGTACCTGTGCCTAGTCCACTATTGTTGTATCGTCGTGCCAGTCTAAAACCAAAACCTTGATAGGTATTGGCACTACATACATCACAACTGGCACTGTGTCCACTTAAACTGTTGATGTAGATGTACATCTCAATACAAAAGTCTCCTGTACCAAAATTCATAAATGAAACATTGTTGGCACTGTATATTTCAGTACTATTAGTACTTGCATAGTAACTGCTTGAACCATATTTTGCATAGGTTGTGCTGGTTGTTGAACCTGAGCTGGCTCCCCATGTTACTGCGGCATTTGTATCTGCGGCACCTTCTCTTCTGCCACCTGCGGCTGCCGGTTGTGCGAAAAAACCGCCTCTACTTGCGAATGGCATTGGTCGCCTCCTCTTTAACTTGTTGCATTAGCAAAACTGGTTCCTCCGTTTGAGCCATCCATGTGCAACAATTGTGTGGTGTATTGATCTACCGTGAATGGACCAGAAGGTAAACTGTCTAAATCACTGCTTGGATCTGCGTAGCGCCATGAATTGCTAAAACATATTTCGTCTATGTGAACTGGGCCTACTCCGTTGCTTGCTCCAGTTTGCGTTCCAAGATACACCGTGCTACTGCCTGTGTTACTGGCAAAATCCACAGTGTCTACACCTCCACTGTTGGTATGTGAAACTGTTTTCAACACTCCATTGCGCCAAAATGCAGTGTCTGCACTTTTTCTCTGAAAAACACAATAATACCATTGTCCAGTGGTCCAATTTCCTGTGTCTGAACTGCCTGTGGTCATGTCCCAGGCTTCCATGTCTTTGATATTTCTTTGCGCCACATGAAAATATTTTGGATTGACACTGCTGAGTCCATCTGTATTCTTTTTTCTTGCGATTCTCAAGTTCATGCCACCTGTTTGGTTCAGTGCGAGCAAATCACAGCTTGCACCATGGCCCGTCATTGAATTAATATACATCCACCATTCAACACAGAAATCTCCAGTGCCAAATGCCAAAAAGTCTGCACCTGAGGCAGCAATTTCATCACTTTGCAAGGCAAGATTCATGCTGGCAGTGCCATATTTTTTAATAGAGGTATCTGTCACTGCACCTGAACCATTTACCGTCCAGGTTTGGGAACTGTTTGTGCTTGCAGTGCCCGTTCTGCGTGTATTTCCGGCGGCGGTGGGTTGTGCTAAGAAGCCACCTCTACTTGCAAAAGGCATTATGCATAACCAAGTGTGAGACTTGCATAGTAAGTTGATCCATCATAGAACAGACTGATAATATCAATAGCATTAGGCGCAGTGCTCACTGTTTTGTTGCCACCTGCAAACTTCATGGATGATGTTAGTGTGCGTCCACCATTACTATCCTGTACAAAAAGGATTGTCATACTGTTACCTGCTACCATGTTGGCTATGCTGTTAATTGTGAGATTGCCTTGTGCCTCAACTTTTTGTATACTACCATCATTGATATCCAAACTTGGGAAACCAGTGCTAGTACCATAATCAAAGTAGGTTTCATTAAATGTTTTAAGTGTTTTGTTTTCAAGTGTTTGAGCATCAAGTGTACCAACCAATTCCTGATCAGCACCAGCTGGCAATGTTAACACATTGGTGACAGCCGCTGAATGTGGTTGTGGTTGAACAGTTTGTGCATGTGCATTTGAACTTTCACAGTAGAACAATATTTTTGATCTGTTGCCTGTGCCAGTTCTAACATCGATGATACCATCTGATATACTAACACCACCAGTTGATCCATCACCATCAATAACAACTTTACCTGTACCGTTTGGCAATAGGTCAATGTTTTGATTTGAAACTGAAACAATATCATAAGTGGCTACATCTAGATCACCACCAAGTTGTGGTGTTGTGTCCAGTGACACAGCAAATGGTGTGGTTGTTGAATTGTTGTTTGAGTCACCAATAAAGATGTTGCCATTGTTTAGTGCTGGTGTTGCGGCACTTCTGCCTGCACCTGCAACCAAGATGGTCATATTAGTAGTTGGCGTTGCTCGCTCAATTTTACCAATGTTCTGGATCAAGTTTGCTTCACCAGCGGGCTTGACATTTGTCAGTTTGCCTGCTTCTGCACTACTAATAAACAGTGTGTCGCCTAGTGCAAATGTGATGCCTGTTTCACCAAAGTTGGCTGCATCTAAACCAGTGAATTGGCCACTTACTATGATCTTTACACTATTGGTAGCAAGTACAGTTGAAGCTGCCAATCCAAATGATGGCATAGTTGATGAACTGTTTGCTCTTGCCAATGCCACTGTTGGTGTATTGCCTGATAATCCATCAATGTATACTGCATCACCTTCTGTGAGGTTTACACTGGCAATTGCATCAAATTGTGACACGCCATTGTGTGCACCAATCAATTCAGTTGCACTTACTGTATCAGCAGATATATCACCTGTTCCTGATATGTCAAAGCCACCAAGTGTGATGTCTCCAGTTAGTGTGCCTTGTAGCGGTCCAGTGGCACCCTGTGGTCCTGTATCGCCTTGATCTCCTTGAATGCCCTGTGGTCCAGTATCGCCAGTGTCGCCTTGAATACCCTGTGGCCCTGTTGCACCTTGGTCGCCCTGTATGCCTTGTGGCCCTGTTGCACCCTGGTCTCCCTGAATGCCTTGTGGTCCAGTGTCGCCCTGACCGCCCTGTATGCCTTGTGGTCCAGTATCGCCAGTGTCGCCTTGGACGCCTTGTGGTCCAGTTGCACCTTGGTCTCCTTGAGCTCCAGTTGGGCCAGTATCTCCTTGTGTGCCTTGAGGACCTGTATCACCTACTCCTTGTGGACCAGTGGCTCCTTGATCACCTTGAATGCCCTGTGGGCCAGTGGCACCTTGTGGTCCTGTATCGCCAACACCCTGTGGTCCTGTAGCACCAGTGTCTCCAGTTGGGCCTGTAGCACCAGTAGCACCAGTTGGTCCTGTGTCTCCTACACCCTGTGGGCCTGTTGCCCCACTTGGTCCTGTGTCGCCAGTATCTCCTTGAATTCCTTGTGGTCCGGTTGGACCAGTATCGCCTGTTGCCGCGGCTGCTCCACTTGGTCCGGTTGGTCCTTGTGGTCCTGTAGCACCCAAACCACCCTGTGGTCCTGTTGCTCCGGTTTCGCCTTCAATAACAACTGCGTCAGTTGATATAGTAATATTGGCACTTGATCCCGATATTGATGCACTCATAATGTAATCTCCGTATAGTCTGGTTCAGTAGTTGGGTTACCTGCGGTTACGCCTGGCTCCCATGCTTGCATAAATGCCCAACGATGCACTAGGATCTGTGTTACTCCTGCATTGGCAATATTCCATGTAAAACCAAAGACCACAATTGGCACATTTTTTCGTGCATCTGGGTATAGTGGTCCAGTGTACATGTTAGCAGGAAAGTTTACTACAACAGTACCTTCACTAGAGTTAATGATGCTTGGTAAATCACTGCCAGTTACATCTACTTTGGGAAAGGTTCCAATTACATTACTGTTTGCAAAATTTGGTGCCCCAGTGTTTCTGTTGAAAGTAACTGCATCTACAACAACTGTTTGATATTCAGCTGAAAAAGTGTATGTGCTTACATCCACTCCAAAATTGTAGATTACACTTCTTTGACTACTGGGAAAAGATTGTTCCATGATCAGTTGATCAGGGCCGCCAATATATTGGCTAAATGTTAGTACTCCGGCCATGCCGTATCTCCTTTGGGCGATAATGCAAATACTGTGGCATTTGCACTGTTGTTATTTATTGACTGTTAGGTACCAGTGTGTAGGTAGTTAAATCTACTGTATAATCACCAGCAGGTACAGTTTCTTCTGCATCAATGTATCCTACACTGTCTGGCGATGATGCAGGTAACAGTGCGGGTTTTTTGGCGAAAGAAACTTGTGTGATAGTTCCTTCTGCATTATAAAAATATCTATTCATTAGTCTCTCACAAGCTCCCAGTTAACAGTACAATCGCTAGTTACAGCAAATGTGGTAAAATTATTTAAGAATATACTACTAGGACTTGGTTGAACAAAGCCCACACCAGGCGATCTGCCAGTATAATTCATACTTAAATCCAAAGTTTGAATAATGGTCATTGCAATCCAATATGTACCAGCACCAGGATTTGGATAGCTTAGTTTAACATAGTTACTGGTCCAATCAACAGTTGCAGTGGATAATAATGTCATTGTACTCGGTGAACTACCTACACCTAAAAATACTGCAAAAGCAGGTTGTAATGCATCACTGGGTGCAGTAATAACCGTGCCAGTGTGATCAACATATTTCCATTGAGCACCAACTGTGGGTGTTTCTATGTTGGCACTGATTGCGGTGTAACCTGTGGGTATTGTGGTACTGGTTGATATACCATTTGCGATAACAAGATCTGAATCCTTATAAACAAAATCACTGTTTGAATTGGCAGTCATTAAAGCCAATTGTGTACCAACAGTTGATGCTGAAATTGTAGTGAACACATTGTCAACTTCACTCAAATCAGTTAATGTTTTACCACCCGAGGCAAGGCCAAAAGTGGTATCAAATTCTTCAAACAATCCAGGTGTGCCAGTAAACGGATTGTTACCAGTTTCGTTGTCTTCCATTAGACCTTTAAGCACGGCCATCAATCCATTTGCACCCAACAATCCCAATAGGCTACTTCCTGAACCATCAACAACATCTGTGGTATTGCCAATAGCGTCTGTTTGTTGTTGTGGTACAAATGCAAGCAATGTACTTGCTGGTGAAAATGGTCCAGTTGTGGTTGAGTTCATGCCTCTTGTTTTTACATAGACATCTTGTCCATCCAGTCTATCAAAATCTGTGGTAACAGTTGTGCCTGGAGGAAAGTTGCCTCCACCTACAGGAAACTCTTCTGCTACTTGTGAATAGTTTGTACCATCACTGCTTAGCCAGAACTCCATGCTTTCTACAAGTCCACTTGGTACTGTGGTTTCAATGCTCAGTCTTGGTCTTGCAACCAATTTGAAATCAGTTACCTGTGGTTGTACTGGTGTGCCAATAGCACCTGCGGCTCTAATACCATTTCTATCTGATCTTACAAATCTGTTTAGGTTTGATGTATCATAAACCAATGGATCATACTGTTGAGCAGTTATTGAATATGTGATTGCACCATCTTCTATTCTTTCAATGGTGATAACTCTAAACAGTTTTGAACTCCAACCATAAGGTGAATTTGTTATACCAATAACATCACCAGGATTGATATCACTGCTGGTCCAATCTGTTTGAAAGGTTACAATCAAATCTGCTCGACTCTGTTTAAGTTCTTGTAGTGCAATTATTTCTGCTTGAACAGGTTCATTGCACTGTGCCAATTGTATTACTAGTTCATTGTCTGGTTCATTTGGATTTCTATCTGCGGCACTCAATGCCACTCTAACAAAGTCAACTTCATCAGCAGTGTCTCTAAGTGGAAACTCCACCATTACTGAGTTGTACATTTCATCTAAGCCTGAGCCATTTACACTTATTCCGCCAATGATGTCTGAGTCTGTGAATGTTCTTGTGGTTGTTTCTGTTTTCAGTATCACCACATTCCATTTGCCTTGGGTTGCATCAAAGCTGATCAAACTACCAGCAGTTGTGGCAAGTGTTTCCATGTTGGCAAGAACATTGTTGTTGGTATCAACCAATCCATTGATTTGATATCTATTTGGTAGTGTTGTGGTTGTCATTATTCTGTGTCCTCTACATAAGGCTGTGTTACTGTAGTTACGCATCCAATAGGGTTGGTAAGCGTATAAGTTATCTCTCTTGGGCTTGAACTAAGTGCTGGGTAAGTTGCGGCATCGGTATGTCCTGCAATAATGCTTGGAGAGTATACTGTAGGTGTGCTATTATCAAATCTAAACAAACAGATAGTATCTGTATCCAACGGAACGAAGTTGTTTTGATATGTTGAACTGTCAAAATCGGCACTGTATCTTCTACTACTGCTTACTCTTAATTTTTGCATGTAAACAGTGTTACCTCCACCAATGCTTGGTCCAAATTGATCCCATGGTCCGCCTTCAATATATCCATCAGGTATGCTAACACTATTAACATAATCATATGCTGGCTTTTGTTGCACTCCATTAACCCATATGCTCCAATAGTGTGCATTGGTAGGATGTTGTACAATTGCATAGTGATTATAACCAGTGTTAATAGGTCCGCTGACAGTTTGATATTGATTAACAATTTGACCACTATTGTCAGTGGTAAAATTTCCGTAATAATAAGTGTTGCCAACTACTGCTAATTTTAATGATGTTTGAGGAAATCCAGAAGGGGGACTATTCAGTCCATAAGCTATTGTGTTATTATTACCAATTGCTAGAAATTCGATAGTATTAACTGTACTATAATCTAAGGAATTAGGTCCACCAGGTATAGATTCAAAATAGATATAATGTCCGTTAGGGCTAATGCCTTTGGGTATAGTTATTGTGTTATTAGCACATGTAATTGAACTACTTGCGGAAGGATCAT